CCGGCATTTATAAAGTTAGCATATATTACATCACCACCACCTGGACATTCTTCCAAGATATAAACCAATTCCGCTTGAGTTTGTGTTGGAGTCTGTGTCTGAGTTGGAGTAGGAGTTGGTGAAGGACATGGGTACGATGTCAAACAAATCTCACAGTTTTCAGGACCATAATTAGTTATGATATATTCTCCAGATTCTGGTGATATTGGTGTGACCTCACTCGTGATTGTCCAACACTTGATTCCTGTACCATCGGCATTCACAGAAATTGTGTCACCATTTTGAGGTGCTGTCGAAGATAAACTAACAAGAACCCCAGGATTATATCGTTCTCCAGTACAACAATTTGTCAATTCATTAATTGACCAATAAGTTGGTTCGGGTGTTTGAGTCGGAGTTTCTGTTGGAGTAACTGATGCTGTTAAACTTGGGGTAGGAGTGTATGTTTGTGTCGGAGTTGGAGTCTGTGTCGGTGTCGGAGTTGGGGTCTCAGTAGCCGTGTTACTTGGAGTATTTGTTGGTGTGCCAGTCTGAGTTGGCGTTTGAGATGGAGTCTGAGATGCTGTATTACTTGGAGTATTTGTTGGTGTACCAGTCTGAGTCGGAGTTTGGGAAGCTGTATTACTTGGAGTATTTGTTGGTGTTTCAGTTGGAGTTGGTGTTTGTGTTGCAGTCTGAGAAGCTGTGTTACTTGGCGTGTTTGTTGGTGTACCGGTCTGAGTAGGTGTTTGAGATGGAGTCTGAGACGCTGTATTACTTGGAGTATTGGTTGGCGTTTCAGTTTGCGTTGGTGTTTGTGTTGCAGTCTGAGACGCTGTATTACTTGGAGTATTTGTTGGTGTTTCAGTTGGAGTTGGTGTTTGTGTTGCAGTCTGAGACGCTGTATTACTTGGAGTATTTGTTGGTGTTTCAGTTGGAGTTGGTGTTTGTGTTGCAGTCTGAGAAGCCGTGTTACTTGGCGTATTTGTTGGAGTACCAGTTTGAGTTGGTGTTTGAGAAGATGTGTTGCTTGGAGTATTTGTTGGTGTTTCAGTCTGTGTTGGAGTTTGAGATGCCGTGTTACTTGGAGTATTTGTTGGTGTTCCTGTTTGAGTCGGAGTTGGAGTCGCAGATTCTCCAGGAGTTGGGGTTGGGGTATCAGTCACAGTAGGACTCGGCGTGTTAGTCGGAGTTTCAGTGTTTGATGGAGTATTAGTTGGTGTTGTTGTTGAGGTCTGTGTCGGCGTATTTGTAGGTGTAATCGAAGCGGTCGGAGATGGTGTTTCTCCAGGTGTTGGACTTGGAGTTTCCGTAGGTGATGATGTTATCGAAGGAGTTGGTGTGAATGTGTTGGTTGGTGTTGTAGTCGGTGTACCACTATTTGTTGGAGACAAAGTAATTGTTGGGGTTACCGATGGTGTCGGAGTCTGAGATTCTCCGGGTGTTGGACTTGGAGTTTCTGTTTGTGTTGGTGTAACAGTATTACTTGCGGTAACAGTATTTGTAGGAGTATTAGTTGGGGTATTACTTGCTGTTGGAGATGCTGTAATACTTACCGTAGGAGTACTAGTGACCGTCGATGTTGGTGTTTGGGATGGAGTTTGGGTCGGAGTATCCGTATTTGTTGGTGTAGGAGAATTAGATGCGGTATTTGTGGGAGTTTGAGTTGGAGTTTCACCTGGTGTTGATGTTGGTGATTCAGTTATTGTTGGCGTTGGCGTATTTGATGGAGTAACGCTACTCGTAGGTGTTTGAGTTGACGTTTGAGTTGGAGTATTTGTATTTGTCGGTGTTGGTGAATTTGTTGCCGACAGAGTAATTGAAGGAGTAGGTGTGTTAGTTGGAGTTTGAGTTGGACTTACGGTTGGTGTAGGTGTTGGCGTTGCAGTCCCACTGGAGGTCTGTGTAGGTGTTTGAGTACTCGTTCTCGTTGGACTTGGTGAAGCAGTATTAGTAGGAGTAATACTCACCGTAGGAGTCACCGTAGGAGTTATCGTGGGTGTTGGTGTTGGTGTTGAAGCTGGCGGCCAATCTTCTAACGATAAAATTTGAAAACTTTGAGGAGATGCAGTACTATAAGAAAATATTCTATAATAAATTGTCCTTGTAGCACCTGCAGGAATTTGATAATTGTCAATTACCAAACCATCCGAACATCGAGTGTATGAGATAACCCTAACAACAGTAGATATGTTTTTGATTACAAGTTTTTTACAAAGACTCACCTTTTGAAAATTATATCTTATAAATACCCGTAAAATAAAAAAAGGGAGACTTTCGTCTCCCTTCTGTTGTTAATTAAGATAAATATTATCTCAATTCTCTCAAGTCGAATGTTCTAACACCGTCAACTGTTACTCTACCATAGAAACGGTTGTTAACCATCTTCTTAGCGTATCTAGTCATGATACCCTTGATAGGAGTGAAGTTGAATGGGTTATACATTGTTGGAGTCAATTGTAGAGGTACGTATGGAGCGTAAATGTAACCTGTATCCAACAAGCTAGTTCCTTTGTGTCCAATCAACACTTGGTTAGCTGGGAAGTAAGGGTCACGATACACTTGGTATCTACCTGACAAAGTACCGATTCTTTCGATACCCATGTTGTATTGGTCCTGCTCAGGAGCCGCGTTTGAAACGTGGAAGTACTCCAAGTCGTCAAAGATAGCTGAAACTTCAGAAGAAACAACAATCCAGTTAGCACCACCTCTCAAAGTTGATTTGTGGATTTGAGCTGACAATTGGTTGATTGCAGTAATCAAAGTTTGGTTCCAGTCTTTCTGAGTGTATGGAGTTGTACCGCTAGAAGCAAGTCTCTTCCATCCGTTGTAATCCCATCTTAGGTTCCAAGCCGCACCTTTTCTCAAGTCTCTCAAGATTTCTCTATCGATTTCAGCAGCCACTTGCTCAGACAATAAAGCTGTCAATTCAGCTTCAGCGTCGATGTTGTGGAATGCCGCAACGTCTTGTGCCAATTCAGGAGACCATTGTGCTCTAAGTTTTCTTTCTGTAACAGAAACAGTTACTGACTCAAGGTCGAAAGAAACTTCACCGATTTGGTCTTCGAATTCAAGTTCTTTGTAGATTCTGTAAACACCAACGAACGCTTGGTTCAATGCTGTTGTAGACGAGAATGTAGAACCTGTGTAACCATCAGGAGATGTTTGACCACACTCAACACAAACAGGAACCTGAAGGTCAACCTCCAAGTAGATTCTACCGTTAGCGTCACATACGTTGTAGTACTGACCACCTGAACCAGTTGTTGGCCAAGTAGTTGAAGCTTGGTTACCGTATTCTACGATACCCTTACCGTATCTTTGAGTTACTACTCTGAATAAGTAAGGATTGTTGAAGTTAGCAACTGTAGTTGGGTTACCAGGAACACCGAAGATGTTCAATCCTGAAAGGAATTCTTCTGTATCCATAGTGTTACCATTAGGTCCGATAAGTTGACCAGCACCTGCGTTAGAGAAACCACTCAATACGATAATAACCTTTCTGTAATCGTTTGTAGTGTATGCTGAAGGAACCATAAGACCATTGTTGTTCCAAGCTACAGTTGTAGTAGTAGCTGTAGTAGCTGACCACTTACCTTTAGAGTAGTCGAACAAACCTGGAGGATTCAAACCAGCTTCGTTACCTTCGTAGAACAAGTCATACAAATCCTTTGTGTATGTAGGATTGTAAGAACCTGTACCGTTAGTGTAACCAGCGTCAGGATTACCTGGGTAGTTACCTGGAGAACCTACAGGAGCGTAGTGGTCACCAGATTGACCGAAGTAACCTAGGTCGTTAGGAGTAGTACCACCAGAGTAACCTTGGATTTTAGGTACGAAGTAGAACAATTTACCGATTGGTAAGTTCATTGCTTGTACAGATACGATATCGTTTGCAAGAAGTTTAGAGAATACTCTTCTTACGATTGGGAAAACTACGGTCTCGAAAGAACCTGAGTCAGAAGTTGAAGAAGCTTCGTTAATCAAATATGAAGCTTGGTTTTCGTACAACTGAGCTACGTTCTCTTTCAAGTGACCACCTAGACCCTCAAGGAATCCTAATTTGTCCCACTTATTTACTGTGTCTTCTTTGATAACTTTCAAGTGCTTAAGACCGATGTTACCAACTAGACCACTTTCTAATAATGCACCCATTTTAATATTGGTTTTTTTAATTTATTTATTTTTATCTGTTAATTTTTGACATGATATCCTTCATTCTTAAGAACTGTGGATTTTCATACGTTTTAGATTCAATTAAGTTTTGTGCTGAACCTGATGCTGGAGATTTGTCAATCTCTTTGATAGATTCAGTTACAACACTTTGAACCTGAGTATTCAACTCATTTTTAATAGTACCATACAGATTTTTAGATTCTTTAAGACTTTCCACATCATCAAATCTTCTTAGGATATTGATTTTTTCTTGTTTTGTGGTTGTATGCTCTGTGAACAATCTAGTAGCGTATGCCAAATTTGAATTAAATACCGCAACTTCATTCAGTTTTTCTCTGAACACGTTAAGAGCCTTACGGTACTCATCGTTTTTATTTCTTAATCTTTCGACTTCTTCTTGAAGATATTCGTTTGGTATAACTTTCATTTTTGGAAGACCTTTTCTCATAGGGTAATTTCTTGTTCCATTACCTAATGTTCTTGCAGCTTCTGAATGTTCTCCTTTTTTACGAGTTTCAAAATGAGCATCGTCTCTTCTTGCTTTGGTAGTTTTCAAATCCTTACCAGCAATCTTGCCGTGCTTCATTCCTTCTCTCTCGTCTTCACGAGCATCATAACCCTGCTTCTTTTTTGCTTCTGTATATTCAAACTTCTTAGGTTTCAAATTCATATTAACACCTTTAGCTGAACCTTTAGGTTCGATGACTTCTTCCTTAGTTTCCATCTTCTTACCTTCTTTGAATTCAAAATCAGGTTTTCCTGTTTTAACACCTTTACCTACTACAGGTTTGGTCATCATGTCACCTTCTTTTGTTTCCATTTTCTTAGCTTTATTTGTTAATGTTGATTTTTTTGTGTGACCCATAACTGGTTTGAAACCAATAGCCTCCATCATGTCTTCTTCTTCCATGTACTCTTCGTCCATTTCTGAATCTTCCATTTCATCATCTTCCATGTCCATTTCGATTTCATAAACAACTTCATCTTCTTCCATTGAGTCTTCTTCTTCCATTTCAGATTCTTGGAAAATACTGTCCATCATCGAATCTAGCTCTTCATCAGAAATGTTTTCTTCCATTTCTTCTCCGTGCATTTCTTCATCGATAACTTCCTCATCAGATTCATCGTCACCTTCAGTTTGGATAATATACTCAACATCCTCATCGTTATCAGTAAGATGAATGTCTTCATCATCCTGAGTTACAATAATTCCATCTTCATCACCCATTTTCTTGAATACTTTAAGAATTTCTTCTGTAGAAGCATTTCTAAGGTCGATTGGTTGTTCATCTTCTTCTTCATCATCCATAGAAAGTTCAAAATCCATTTCATCTTCAGACTCCATGTCATCCATGTCGTCTTCAGAATTCATATCAATCATTTCTTCGGATTCATCGTCAGATTCTTCGGAATCCATATCAATAGTCATAACATCCATTTCAGGTTGTTCGTCCATTTCCATTTCGTTAGATTCCTCTTCAGCCTCTTTCAAAGACTCTTTTACTAGTTCAGAGATTTCTTCCTTCATTGTAGAAGCAAGTATTCCTTTTGCATTTTCCGCTACTACTTGTTCCAAATTTTTCATTTGGAGTAGTGCTTCCTCAACTAATGACTTATTTTCTGCCATATTATATTGTGAATAATTTACACTATAAATATAGCC